GTATTGAAGTGTGATGATACACGAACAGTATTTGTTGAATCTCGGTTTTATAATAGGAATTTTTAAGGTAGTATTTTTATTCACAATAAAAGGAATGAAGTATGAAAAGCAATACAACCTATATATTAGGTGTTATTACAGGTATGATTATATTAGTAATAGCATGGGTAATTAATAGTGATGGGATTTCAAAAACTTCTGGGGAGGAAATAAAAGATTCTATAATTGTATTTGTTAATAATCCTCCTTATGAGTTAGCATTGGTAGAAGATGATTTAAAAACGTATGATCATTTATCTAGTAATGTACGTCAATAGATATTAGATTCATTGGCCCACTGGCGCAAGCACAGAAACGTATATTTGAAATGCAACCTATAAAAAATGGTCTAAATGAGATTGCTCAAGCTGCTACGATATTCCCAAAGGTTCTCGATAAAATAAACCCCGACAGGCTTTCTGAACGCATACTTGACTCTGTAGGGTTCCCGCAGGATATAATGAACAGCGACGATGAAGTAAAAGCCATAAGAGACCAGCAGGCAGAGGACCTGGCGAAAGCAGAGGCCCTGCAGCAGGCTCAGGGTATGGCTGATGCAATGCCAAAACTATCTAAAAAGCCGGAGGAAGGTAGTCCGGCAGAACTCATAGGACAACAGTTAGGAGTATAAAAATGGCAGACCATCATCACACAAAAGCAGAACGAAAGAAAATAATCAAGAAGAGAGTTAAGAAAGTGAAACGTGGCAAAAAAACTAAGTAACGAATTGATGTGGTATCGAACATGCTTCGGAACTGACGCTGGCAAGATGGTCTTAGCCGACCTCCTGGTAAGTTCAGGCTACTTCGATACCGACCTGAAAACTGAAGGTGAGGTTGCTGTGCAGAATTTTACGAAACGCATACTAAAGAAAATGGGCATCGGAACCTCGCCTACCAAAGCACACGAGTATACAAATAATTTGTTCAATCTAAAAATAGGATAAACAATGGCAAAGAAAAAAGAAAAGAAAAAGGTCGAGAAGAATCCAATGACAGAAAAGGACAAAGTTCTTTTGGATGCCATTGGTCTAATTAAACAACTTGACCAGCGTATCAACCGCATCGTAGCGGCGATAAGTCAAAGTAAATCAGTGAAAGGAATGTAGAAATGGCAGAAGAAACAACTCAAGATAGTCTGTTGGGCGACCAAGCAGGTAACTCTCCTGAGCCGTGGTATGGTGAAGGGCAGAAAGAATTAGTAGATACAAAAGGATGGAAGACTGGTGCGGACGCGATAAGCAGCTACACCGAACTTGAGAAGAGTATGGGTGGCAGGTTAAAGATGCCAACGCCTGAATCAAGCGCGGAGGAGGTAAGGGCATTTTACCAGAAGACAGGGTGCCCGGAAAATCCTGCTGGTTATGAATTGGCGACGCCAGAGGGTGATTTCCCTCAGAACGAGAGTATGGAAAATGCAATAAAACAGATTGCATACGACATGGGCGTGTCAAAACAGTCGTTCGAGGCAATTGTCAAAGGTTATTACGACCAGATGAGTGCTGACATGGTGGCGACGAAAGAATCTGGCGAAAAGGTGCTCAGGGAAGACCTTGGCGATAGTTACGATGAGGGTATTAAGATAGCAAATAGGTTCTTGGAAACGTGCAGTGACGAGTTTTGTACTATGGCGAAACAACTTGGCTTATACAATAATCCAATATTTATAAAAGAATGGATTGCGAAAGGGACACAAACATTGAGCGATACCCTTATCAAGGGTACTGCCGACGGGGATAAATCTGATGGTGGTTATGTACCTCAGTATAAGGACTCGCCTGAGATGTATGCAATGGGCGATGATGACGAGAGTAAGAAAGCGCGGGAGTATTTCAAGGCTCGCGGCATAACGTACTAATCTCCGAAAGGGTAAAGATTAGTATATAGATAGCCCAGACAACCCTATAAGGGTCTGGGTGCAAGCACGTAAGGCGTGTTGGCGGCTGAACATATCAGCAAGTAGTAGTCCAGCGAACTGACTGGGTAACTCCTGCGATAGTAGAAAATCTAACTATTTTTAAGGAGTTACACAATGGCTATTACTGCTGTTAATTTAGACGACCGTGAAAATCTATTACTCGCGGCAAAAATGACCCACAACAACGAGATAATCGACGTTGCTGAGGTCTTAAACGAACAAAACGATATCATAGCTGATGCTATAGTTCAGCGTGGCAACGATATTACATCGCACGTCATATCAAGACGAACGGCACTTCCCGGTTCGCAATGGGTTAAAGCCGGTAATGGATGGAACGCAACCACTGGCTTACTCAATCAGGTTCGAGAAGAGATGGGTATGCTCAAGGCACGGTATTTGTGTCCCGAAGATGTTATGCGTATCCAGCCTAATCCTGCCAAGTATCGTATGCAGCAGGAACGTGCTTATATCGAGTCGATGGGCCAGGAACTTGCTAATACACTGGTAGGTAACTATGCCGCTGGCGTATTAAGTCCCACCGTAAAACCACCAGAGGAATTTGCCGGATTCCAGTATAGGTACAATACGCTCGGAACTGACTTTACTAACTATGTGATTAGTAATGGTCATACCGCAGATGATAATACCAATACATCAATCTGGTTTATCCAGTGGGGTGCTGGTAGAGTTTATCTAACCCATCCCCGTAATACTGATGGTGGTGGTCTCAAAAAGAAGGACGAGGGTCGCGTTTATACTCTTGGCGATAATGCTTCTGGTACAGCTTCGCAGCGCAATAATCAGTTGTGGGCATATGTTACTGAATTTTCATGGGACGTAGGTCTTGCAATTGAGGACACTCGTACTGTAAAGCGTCTTTGTAATATCGACCCAGATCATACAGCTAATGATACCTTGAACGAAGATTTCATTATCCAGATTCGCAACAACTTCAAGGGCAACGACACTGTTTATATGTATTGTAACGAAACCGTGTTTACCCAATTACAAATACTCGCCAAGGACAAAACCAACGTCCATTGGACAGAGAACAATCCGTTCGGTAAACCACAACTTTACTTCCTCGACATGCCGATACGTCGCTTAGATGCTATCACAAACGTCGAGCCAGTAATTAGCTAATTGAAAGGATAAACTTATGGCAATTTTTGATGCAATGTTTGAATTTATGGACGATGCCGAACTTACGGGTTCGAGCACAACTCTTTACCTTCCGATATCTACATGGAAAGAACTTGACTGGGTTCTCGCAGATAAAGAGATGGGAGCCGGTGAACCTCTCTGGTTGAATATCAGAGTGGGAACGACTGCTTACTCCTCTGGGACTACAGATACCGACACAGCGACCTTTAAGTTGTTCGCGGATGATACGTCGGCCGGTCAGGATGCTAATAGTGTGGAGATTGCGTCCTCTGGCCCAATAGCTATGTCTGCCCTTACGGCAGGTGATTGGATATTGAGACAGCCACTAAAGTACAATTGTGATGATGAACGGTATTTAACTATTGGCGCTGTATTTAGCGATAACATTTCTGCTGGTACTGTAGACGCGTGGCTCGACCACGGTCCTCAGTCCAGTTACGATACGCAAGTGGCCAATTCTAATATTTAATTTAACATAGCAACTTTTTGAGGATATTTATGCACACAGTTGTTGGTATACCACTGGCGCCGAGTTATCAATGTGATTCAAGGATTACAACTTTACTTGAATCGTGGGATAGAGCGCCAGACGTAACTACATTTTACGCCGCTACGGACGATGTAACAGTAGGTCGTGACAAAATTGTATTGTTCGCGCAGAATCTTATCCCTCGCCCGACACATATTTTGTTTGTAGACCATGACGTTATGCCGAGATACACCACATTGAAGAAGCTCCTTGCTGACGACAAAGATGTTGTAGCCGGTGTATATCCCTTGAGTCAGGGCTGTAAAATAGCTTGGTGTCTGTCTCGTGAAGACCCGTTTAAGGCGTTACCTATTAACGAACTTCCAGACAATATGTTCAAGGCCACGTATTCTGGCTGTGGAATGATGTTAGTTAAAATGGAAGTGTTCGACAACCTTGAATGGCCTTATTGGAAAAACGAGTTCAGGCTTGGCGCAAAGTCATCTACTGAAGATGTTTACTTTTGCAAAAAACTTGCAAAAGCTGGTTACGACATCTGGATTGACCCAAAACTGAAGTGCAGTCATTTTAGACTGATAGACCTCTTAGGAGTTGCAATGAATTACATGAAAGGAAACAAACAATGAAAAAGTTTTTAATAATTCTACTCTTCATTGTCTTTATGGCCCAACCCTGTCTCGGTACATTTGTAGAGAGTCTTGATAACAGAAAGACATACAAAAATTCGTACCGATGGACAGGTAAACCAAAAGACAAAATACTCTTATGGGCAAAAGAAGTTGAAGACAGGTTGACAGGTGCTGTGTCAATTGAGTTTAGTTCTTATACAGCAACGGACACCGAACCCGGAACAACTGCAGGAATGTTCTATTATGACTTGTCAGAGAACAAGTTCAAATACTATAACGGTGGCAGTTGGATAGCAATAGAATCTGGCAGTACTGGAAACAGCCTTGATGGTGCTTATGATGTAGGTAGTTCTATTACTGTAGATGCAAGCCCTGTTACGCTCACGACGGATACCGGTTCTGGTATTATAGCAATGTCGATAGACCACGGTGGAGCAAGCAATAACAGTGATGGTCTTGCAATTGCTACTGCCGGGTCTGGTGACGGCCTGCAAATCACCGCTGAGGATACCGATAGTGTTGGAGCGCGTCTAATAGCCGCAGCGGCACAAACTGTATCTTTGGCTGTGTTCGAGGGTTCGACAAGCAACTGGGATGGTGCTGACGATGTTGGTATGGTACATATCAATACCGACGACCCACTGATTCACACAGGGGCGAGTTTGCTCTATGTAGTTCAGTCTGGTACACCTATTGCAAGTGCAGAGGGTTTTCTTGCCAGGTTTGTCCAATCGGGAACAGCGCAAACAAATGCTACTGCCGTTGAAATCGAGGTCAAGGCCACACAACCCGCTTTGGCTGTGAATGGTATTACTAAGATTAACGGACAAACTGCTGCTGGCGCTCCGATTTTCCAAGTCGCTGGCGTAGGCGATTCCGGTAATGCTGATGCTATGACTATTACTAATGACGGTTCAGGTGATTGTTTACAGATTACACCTACCGACACCGATTCCGGTGGTATTAACATGGTAGCAAAAGCCGCTGGTACAGTACCATTGATTATAGTGGACGGTGTAACCGGTGATTGGGATGGCGCTGATGACAAGGGTATGATTAACATTACTCATGATTCAGCACTTATTGACGCCGGAGCTTCACTGCTCTATGTCGCTCAAACTACTGCTGTGAAGTCAGATGCCGAAGGATTCCTTGCAAGATTCTTTTCCGACGCTACTAAGCAGGCAAGTGCTTTTGCAGTTGAGATTGAAGTTACTAACCAGCAACCAGCACTCAAGGTAAACAACAATGTTACTAT